GTTTTCCCATGAGTTCCTCCTGGTTGTTTGATTATTATAATAATCTTTTTTTAAGCTTTGTAAAGCTTGGATTGACACTTTTTTATAAAAAGGTGTCAGTCCGGACAGTTATATCAAGTAATTTGCTGTCCGGATTCGGCTTTTGTTGCCTCAGGTTTCACCCTAATTTGTCTCCCGACGGGGGACCGCGAAGGGCAATAATCAGAGATTATCACCCATAGCGGTCTGTATTACGTTCTATTGAACGTTTATTTATTTTTTATAGCCTATAGGCTCTTTTGCTTTAACGCTGTGCTAAACGCATTATGAGCCTATTACGGCTTATTTGTTATTTTTATTTAATGTAATTAAAAAAGGCTCCGAATGGAGCCTTTAGTATTAGCCAGCCTCGCCTGGTGTAGGCGGGGGAGTCTCTGGCTGATTTGTTACCACAACCTCAACGGGTTTTGGTGTTTCTGGAGCTTTTGCAAGACCCCAGTCTATGAGTTGTTGTTGATTATCGCCATTATGGATGAAATCCATGAATTTGGCGGGATCGTTATCGAATTGTTTGCGTATATCAGACGGTACGCTTGAGAATGAATCTTTAGCCTTCAAGATCATATTCATTGTTTCCTGGAAGTCATTGTTTGGATTATCGTCATATGTAAATTGCTGTAATGCGGCAGTTTTTGCTATTAAATCCATGCCATGGCGTTTTACTATATTGTTGATATTGACTTCGTCTTTGTGTGCTTGTTCGACTCGTATTAGCTCGTCTTCTGGAATTTTGAGTTGTACACGTTCGCGAATTACTTCGCCTTTATCGTTTGTTTTATAGAATGACATTATCTTGGCCCTCTTGATCCAAATTGGTTTTGGTGTCTATTTTGCATTTGTTGTGCATATGGAGTTAATTCTATTCCTGGTGTGTTCCTTATTTCTTTCGCTTCAGCCTGGGCTTTTCCTGTTAATTGGTCGCCAATTTTCTGTAATGTATTATTTACATCATTTACTTTTTCAGCTGAATTACTAAGAAATCCTGATACTGCAGGTGCCATATCTTTAGCCCATGATTTGAAGCCTGTATATACATCCTTTGCATCTTTCGCTACTTCTGCGGCTGGGCCTTTTATGTCTATATTTTGTGCGGTACTCGCTGTGTCTGTAACTGTTTTCCTAACATTAGCAAATTTTTGTGCTATATCCATTGCTGAATTTGCGCCTGATAATGCGCCTGCAATTTTATTCTGCATTGTTGCACCATGTGCATTAGCTTTTGCTGTTGCAGGTTGTGATCCAGTACCTGCGCCTCCTGCTGGTGATGATGCGTCGAATTTTCCTGCGAGTATTGGATTTATACCAGATTGTTTTAAATCTTGCATTCGTCTCTGTACCGCTGTTGATGACATACGTTCTTGAAAGCCTAGCTGTCTATATATTTGTTCATTTTGCCATGATCTTAATTTTTCTGCCTCCGTCATTGAGAATTCGCGGGCTTTGCCTGCTTCTTCTGCTTCAAATACGTTTCTTGCTGATGCTATATCTCGATTAGCTTCGTTTGTTTCTCTTGTTCCTGCATAACCTGCTACGCCTCCTATAGCCGGTCCTAAAAATGGTACCGCGGCTCCAAGTCCTGCTGTTTCTAGTATGTTATCTATTGCCATTTTTTTCTCCTAAAAGTGATCAATCATACCTGGTACACCAAATGTTGGCATAGGACGGGCGCATTTAAGGTTTATGTAAGTGTCTACTATAAAGTGCGGTTCCGTTGATACCTGTATACATCTGTCGATAGGTGGGTCTTCCTGTATGAAGGTTTCACCTAATGTGGGTAATGTGGCAAAATCTTGTGATAAATGCCATGCATCAAGTGAGCCTGTTGCATCTGATTGAAATAGTCCTGATATTTGAGAAGGTTTATAACGATATTCTGCATATCTTTCCTGATATCCGAAAACAAGTTCATCGTTTGCTGAGCCGTCACAGTATATTTCCTTGTTAAGAATCTCTTGCTCGCCAAGATGCGCAAGAGATGGCCAGTATATATCGTACCTGGTTGATTTTGATAGTTCTCGACGTAGGCCTTTTTGATAAGTTAAATCTGCTCTAACAGACATTAGACCCATTACAATACCATGCTCTACGAATGATTTTGAGAAGCCATGTCCTGTTACAGATGCTGTTCCAATTGCGGCTAGATCACCGACGCCTGTAGCTGAGCCGTCTGTGGTACCTGCCTGTTGTGTTATGGGAGATATATTAATAGGAGAAGAACCGCCACCGAGATATTCAGGGCGATAGCTAACATCGTAGAAATTAACACCAAAGTGATTTCGAACCAATTCACTGTATCGAGTACCTCCGCGAGCATCGCGTTCTAATAGTTTTTGTACCTGAAATGCTTCACGTAAGTCATTTATTGTTGCTGATGTTGCAGTTGTTAAGTCAACTTCTAAACCTGTTAGTGTTGTATCTGTAATACTACCCCATCTTAGTGCACCTCCGGCATTCCAATTTGTTGCAACTATATCTCTATCTGAACCTACGCCAGATAGTTGTTGTTCTTGTGGTGTTCCACCTGGTTTATGAATATATGGTGAGGTTCCATCTGATTGAATAATAGCTGTTGTACCTAATGGTAATGATACAGCATCTCCTTTTTGTGGCCAGGGTAATGCTGATGTGAAATAATCATGTCGTTTACCTCTTCGTCTTAATTCATAATTTGAGACATTTTCAGCTGAATCTGCTGTTGTTAAATTTGGAGAATCAATGAGGTTTTGATCGCGAAACCACTCCGCATAGATTCGATTGTAACATCTAAATGGTAGATTACTAATTTCTACGTCTGTGGGTGATATTCCATTTGGCACACCCATATAGTTTAACATTAGTTGTCGTCTACCTACTGTTGTTGAAAATGCGCCTGCACCATTAGAAGTATCGGTTCCTGATAATATTGGGATTTGATAATCTATTGAATCAGCGGGGTCGACTTGTTCGCCAAAGAATTTTTTACTGCTGTCCCAAATTAACCTATAAGGTACAAAAAAGAAGTGCGTATCAATGAACATATTGTCCATTATAGGAAATAGTGGTGTTGCTAATCGTGCGAATGCTGTTGTGTTTAAATTAAATGTGTCTCCGGGGAGTACATCGTCCCAATAGAAAGGTATAAGCCAGCCTGCGTCCATTGTAAATTTGTGACCGTGTGATCGGTCGAATTGAGAGCGTGGCGCCTGAATAGAAGGTGCCTGGCTAAAGTTATGTGTCATTACTGATTGCATTTTTTTACTTCCTCTTTAATTATTCTTTTACGTTCTGCCATATATTGTTCAGAAGTCATGGTTTTTGAATTAATATACTTTTGATTTAGTTCCCTAATGCGAGCCCTCCATGGCTCTATGGAACGTGGTCTATTACAGTCCACTTTGTTTTTTTAATGCTTCATGTTGTGCCAGATCATCTAGCTGTTGTTGTTCTGAAATTGAGGTAACATTATTTGTCTTGATCTCAAATCCTGAACGTAGTTTTTTAGGGTTTTTGTCGGCTGTAATTGAGCCTGAATTGTCGTCGAATCCACCGATGTGATAAAGGGTGAAATCGTCTTTGTGTGGTTGATCCTGTACAGATTGTGAGAACGATCGTATAGCTGATGCGTCGTTGATATCTGAAAAGGGTTTGTTGAATACTTCTGCGACGTTATCGTAGATTGAATATAGATTTAAGAACATTATAGACTCCTTTTGAGTTGTTTAAATTGGGCCTTCTTTACTGTTTCACGTGCTGATAGAGCTGGGCCCTTATTCTCTATTTGCATGATTTCTAGTGATAGTGCTCTTCCTGCTTTTATATCGTCGTACATATCTGGGTCAATATTTTGGAGGTAGCTATCATAGTATTTTGGTGGTTGCATTCGCATACCTCGGATTGTAGTAAAGTCTTTAGGGTATACGTCTCGTGTATAATTAGCAATCCAATTATGACCAATGCCAGGACGACGGGACATCGTGCTGTATTCAGGCAAGACTTCAATAGGGTTAGAAGCATAATTGACAATTCTTTCATATGGCTTTAATCCGGTTTTTGGATTTATTTGTTCTTTTAGTGGGCCGTTTAGTTTTTTCATACAATACCTGGCTACATATCCTGCTGATTCGAATGTTACAGTACCTAATGTTACGAATCCTTTTTTCCATATTTTTTCAAGAGTCGGGCTTGTGTATATAGGCTCGCCGCTAGGAGAGTCGAATAGATAGACCCAATCGTCGAAGTTGAACCCGAACACAATAGCATGGTAGTGAGGTCGGTTTGTGTTATCTCCGTATTCTCCGCAATGATAATATCTAAGTTTTTTGTTTTTAGCATGTTTTCTTAGTCTCTTTATGAATTTCTGGAAATCCGATTTAACAAGCGAGCCATCAGGCGGGATATTTTCATCGTTATATGTGAGTGTAATAAAGATGTTATCTTCGTGAGTACTCGCCTCGTGGACGATTCGCATTGCCCATTGTCTACTCCGTTCGAGCCGGCATCCACAACATTGTCCACAGGGTAGTTTGAGCGGGTCGCCGTTGTTTTTTTCATCGAATCGTATTTGGCCACTGCTATCGCGGTAGGCCGTGAGTGGATGAAAGCACGACATTCATTTATAGTCTTGTTCCGCCACGCATTGGGCGGGGTTTAGTGTTCATTTTGTTAACACCTGTATTTTTTTTGAATTTTCGTTTAGATGAGCCTTTGCTCATTTTGTAACGTTTACCCATGAGTTCCTCCTGGTTGTTTGATTATTATAATAATCTTTTTTTAAGCTTTGTAAAGCTTGGATTGACACTTTTTTATAAAAAGGTGTCAGTCCGGACAGTTATATCAAGTAGTTTGCTGTCCGGATTCGGCTTTTGTTGCCTCAGGTTTCACCCTATTTAAGAGCGACGATGCTCTTGGTCGTTGCGTCTGTGACGCTTGTATGGCTGTATAAGCCATTTTTAAGCATTTTTAATGCTTTGGTAGCGAGACTCTCGTAAACTCGCGTCTCGCGCTCTGGGAATGATGCGCCACCTACGGTGGCTTATTTTTTTGGCATAGTGGCTGACTTGGGCTTTAACGCTATGCTAAACGCCTTGGTCAGCCTGATATGCCTGGTTGTTTTGCGCCCCGTATGGGGGGCGCATTAGGGGCGCGCTATGGCTGCGCGCTTTAGTTTTTGAAGGGTGCGCTACTCGCGCGTTAACGGATGCTCCTGGCATCCTAGTCTTGGGCCATCCATGGCCCGCTTAGTGTACAAGGAGGGGAATTTAAAAAGGGACCGGTTAAGGTCCCTTAGTATTAGCCAGCCTCGCCTGGTGTAGGCGGGGGAGTCTCTGGCTGATTTGTTACCACAACCTCGATAGGTTGTGGTGTTTCTGGGGCTTTTGCGAGGCCCCAGTCTATAAGTTGTTGTTTATTATCACCGTTATGGATAAAATCCATAAATTTGGCGGGATTATTATCAAATTGTTTGCGTATTTCTGAAGGTACGCTGGAAAATGATTTTTCTGCTTTCAAGATCATATTCATGGTTTCCTGAAAGTCATTGTTTGGATTATCGTCATATTTGAATTGCTGTAATGCAGCAGTTTTGGCAATAAGGTCCATGCCATGACGTTTGACGATGTTATTAATATTAACTTCGTCTTTATGTGCTTGTTCGACTCGAATTACCTCGTCTTCTGGAATTGTGAGTTGTATACGGTTGCGAATTACTTCGCCTTTATCGTTTGTTTTATAAAATGACATATTATTTACCTATTGGTGTGAATGGTGTTGACATACCTTTATTTAATAACTTTCCTATTCTTTCTGAAGCGCCTTCTTTTATTATCTTTGCTGTACCATAAGTTGCATTTTTTAATGATTGAGCACTATTTCCTACAAATGCTCCAATTTTAGGCGCCACATCAGATGCTATTTCTTTCATGCCTTTATATACTGCGTCTGCATCTTTCGCAAATGTTGCTCCTGGCTTCGCTATTTGTAAATTTTGAAGTTTGTTAGCAGTATCTGCTTGTGTTTTTTGGATATTAGTAAATTGAGTTGCTAGACCAAGTGCAGATGATAATTGTTCTGCACCTGATGGTTTTTTCTGCATTGTTGCGCCTGCTGCATTTGCTTTTGCTGTTGCTCCCTGAGAACCTGCTGCTGCTGCTCCTGCTGGTGATGATGCATCGAATTTTCCTGCTAGTATCGGATTTATGCCTGATGCTTTTAAATCTGCCATCCTTCTTGATACGGCTGAATTAGACATACGTTCTTGAAAGCCTAATTGTTTTTGTATCTCTGATGTTTGGAATGCTCTATTTTTTTCTGCCTCCGTCATTGAGAAGTCGCGTGCTTTTCCTGCTTCTTCTGCTTCAAATACATTACGGGCCGAGGCGATATCCTTGTTCGCCTGGTTCATGTCTTCAACCTGTGTTACGCCTGAGAAATCTTCCCAGACGTCTTTTATAGGTCCAAAGGGTTCTGTTAGTGGATTCCAGGCCATTAGAAGTGGTCTATCATGCCAGGTACACCAAATGTGGGCATAGGACGGGCGCATTTAAGACTAATGTAGGTATCTACGATGAAATGAGGTTCTGATGATACCTGTATACATCTATCTATAGGTGGATTTTCTTCTATGAAAGTTTGGCCTAATGTAGGAAGTGTCGTAAAGTCCTGTGAAAGGTGCCAGGGATCAAGAGAACTGCCAGCGTCTGACTGAAATAATCCTGAAATTTGAGATGGTTTATAACGATATTCTGCATATCTTTCCTGATATCCGAAAACGAGGTCATCGTTCGCAGATCCATCACAGTATATTTCCTTGTTAAGAATTTCTTGCTCGCCAAGATGAGCGAGAGATGGCCAGTATATATCGTACCTGGTAGATTTTGATAATTCACGTCGTAGGCCTTTTTGATATGTTAAGTCTGCACGTACAGACATTAATCCCATGACTATTCCGTGTTCTACGAATGATTTAGAGAATCCATGGCCTGAGACTGATGCTGTGCCAATAGCGGATAGATCGCCAACACCTGTTGCTGAACCGTCTGTTGTACCTGCTTGTTGTGTTATGGGAGATATATTAACAGGAGAAGAACCGCCGCCGAGATATTCAGGGCGATAGCTAACATCATAGAAATTAACACCAAAATGATTTCGAACCAGTTCACTGTAGCGAGTTCCTCCACGTGCATCACGTTCTAATAATTTTTGAACCTGAAATGCTTCACGTAAATCGTTGATTGTTGCTGATGTTGCAGTAGTTAAATCTACTTCTAGACCTGTTAATGTTTCATCTGTAATACTACCCCATCTTAATGCACCTCCTGCATTCCAATTTGTTGCGACTATATCTCTGTCTGAACCTACGCCTGATAGTTGCTGTTCTTGAGGTGTTCCACCTGGTTTATGAATATAAGGTGATGTTCCATCTGATTGAATTGTTGCAGTAGTACCTAATGGTAGAGATACTGCGTCACCTTTTTGAGGCCAGGGCAAAGCTGATGTGAAGTAATCATGGCGTTTGCCGCGTCGTTGTATTTGATGTCTTGATGCCGTTACATTCATAGCATCAGGACCGTCTGACGTAAGTAAGCCAGGGTCCACTGAGTCTATTAAATTTTGGTCTCTAAACCACTCATTGTAAATTCTGCCATATGCCCTTAGCGGTAATGCGTTGATATCTACATCGTTACCTGATATTCCATCAGGAACGCCTAAATAGTTTAATAATGCTGCTGCCCTTTGAGGTGCGGTACCATAAGCTATGTCTGCGTCTGATGTACAAGAACTTGTTGCATCTGATAATACTGGGATTTGATAATCTATTGAATCACCTGGATCTGTTTGTTCGCCAAAGAATTTTTTACTATTTTCCCAAATCAAACGATACGGTACAAAAAAGAAATGAGTATCGATAAACATGTTATCCATGATCGGGAATAGTGGCGTTGATAATCTTGCAAATGCTGTTGTATTCAGATTGAAGGTATCGCCCGGCAAACAATCGTCCCAATAGAATGGAACAAGCCAGCCTGCGTCCATTGTGAATTTATGACCATGTGATCGATCGAATTGTGAACGAGGTGCCTGTACTGATGGCGCCTGACTAAAGTTATGTGTCATTACTGATTGCATGTTTATTCCTCTAATAAATTAGCCGGGGAATAACCCCCGGCCTTATAAGTTAGATACCGCTTTGTTTTTTTAGTGCTTCGTGTTTTGCCAGATCATCTAGTTGTTGTTGTTCTGAAATTGAGGTGACATTATTTGTCTTGATCTCAAATCCTGAACGTAGTTTTTTTGGGTTTTTATCGGCTGTAATTGAACCGGAGTTATCGTCGAATCCACCAATATGGTAAAGGGTGTAATCGTCTTTATTTTTGTTGTCTTCTACTGATTGAGAGAATGCGCGTATTGCTGATGCGTCATTGATATCTGAGAAGGGTTTGTTAAATACTTCTGCGACATTATCGTAGATTGAATATAGATTTAAGAACATTATAGACTCCTTTTGAGTTGTTTAAATTGGGCCTTCTTTACTGTTTCACGTGCTGATAGAGCTGGACCCTT